AAGAGCCCCAACGCCTCCACTCCTTGCCGTTTGAGACAGTTGTCCGCTTGGCAACCATCTGAGTTCGCAGGAACGCAATACCTCGCTTCTTCCCACGAAGTTTTGCTTCAACCTGACCGAGGAAGCCCTCAAGTGCCACTGGATCAAGATATTGTCGAACCAAGCTTGTCCATCGTGATTTCGTGACCCAAGTTTGCTTGAGGTCGTAGTCGTACTCACAGGTCTCACTCCTGACCATCACGTTGTTGAGCTGGAAGTCCATGGCGTTGATCACGTCAAGTTCATCCGGGCTGGCGTATACGAGCCGCTCGGTCAAACCCCGTGACAACTCAGTCATGTCCTTGTATTCTGCGGTAAACATTACGATCCTGACTTTTCGAGGGTGAAGTAACCTACAACAGAGCAGTAGGCTGAAGTAGGCTGACCGTTAGTCATACCAGCTACGTGGCATTCTACGGCCGGATCATCGAGGGCACGCTTGCATCCCTGACATTTGCCCTGTACGCCGTCATAACCTTCGAGCTGACGTTGGAGGTTTCGATCCATTTTCGCCATCGTCAGGTCGTACAACTTCTGAGGCGTGATCCTGTACGCGAAGCACAGGTTGATGAAGAACAGCAAGGTGTCAGCAGCCTCACCTGCACCAGCTTCTTCGTGAACATGGTTCGACGTTGCCCAGGGCTTCCAGCCTGATTCATCAAGCCATTCGCCAGCTTCCATGATCATGGCGGTGTGCATGTTGCGGATGAACTCGATGCGTTCCTCGGGATCGTCAATCTCGAGCGGGTTCTTGCCATAAGCAATGGTTTGGATTTCGAGCTGCTTCTCGAACAGCCTGACCAACAAATCGTTGGTAACTTCAGCCATGGATTCCTCGATTCTTGTTCCACATGATCTGGTGGGCTTTGGCGACAGTCACGAGTTGCTCGAGGTCGCCGTTGCGGTTGTAATCGTACCAGAACACATTCCGTCGGCCTCGGAGGTTGTGCTGCAGTCGACGGTACTCGGAATAGATGGATTCGATGCGGTACATCACGCCTTCCATCTGATCGTCCTCATTGCCACGGACATTGTCGATCACGAACTGTGGATCGGGCAAGCAGATGACAATCAGCCCATCCTTGAGAACGTGCTGCGTCAACGGTCGACCAAACACCGGGCTATTGAAACGGGGGTCCAGTGTCTGTCGAATGATCGGGCCGTAGATGGGTTCACTGAACAGCGGGTGACGATCATAGACCGCCAATGGCTGAACTGGCCAGGTCAGTACATCTTCCTGTGCCCAGTCGAAGATGTTGTCAACTGGGCCGCCTTTCGACGTAGATGCTCGTTCGTGTTGTTCCACACCATGCAGGCGATCCAGGAGGTTGCCCATGAGGCTTGTCTTGCCTGATCCGTCAGGACCTTCTAAAATGATCATTCGTCGATCAACTCCACGTGCTTCTTGGTGCGTTCGATCAGATCGGTGAGGCTGCCTGCTCGAACTGTGACCTTGCCCACCTCGGTGACCTGTCGGTCGCTGTTGCTGTTGTCGATCTGGTTGTCCTTGTAGTCGTAAGCTACAGGGCGATCGACTCGGGTGACAATGACGGTGGCCGTGTAGTGATCAAGGTCCATCTTGATGTTAGGCATTACTTCTTGTCCTTAGGCTTGGTGAACCGAACGTTGGACGAGCACTTGGTGCAGTACACGTGCTTATCCCCAATGGGTTGGAAGTTGTGGGCAGGCCCATCAACACAGGCCGGAATGTTCGGAACAGTGAAAGCAGTCGTTTCGTTTGTTTGCATGCTTAATCTTACTTTCCATTTGTGAGAGCGGACTTGTCGTGGAGCATGATGAGCCTGTACTTGTGGTCTGATACCCTTTGCATGTCAGACTCGTTGAATGACTGGGCATATCGTCTGACACCGTTATGAAGCTCGGACTGAGCACGGTTACAAGCTCGGCACCTTCGCCCGCCATTGTCATGGTCCATGACATTGAACCCCACGAGCCGATGGCCCCGCTTGCATTCGGACTGCCTATTTGGCCCGTTTGAGCCCATTTTTCTTCCCCTTTGTTTTCACCTTGATCCGGCCCGTAGCGTCCGTCCCGAGGTTCGTTCCACCAAGTAGTCGCTCGGGATGGGCCATGAGTTCCTTGGCAACGTCTCCATCGTTAGCCAGGGTGCCCATGAGGACTTCGTCAATGCTGTTTTCCACGAGGAGATGGTAGAACGTTGTCGATGTACGGCTAAGTGCAATACGGTCACAGGCCTGCGTGAAGTCAACCCAGCTTTGGACGTGGCTGTACCACACCATCGTTGATGCTGTCGAGAGATCAATCCCCATCGAGGCTGCCTGCGGTTGGATAACCATGAGGGCCGCGTCCTGCGTGTCACGGAAGTCAAGAATCGCCTTGTCGCTATCCGCTCGCTTGACATTACCTCGGATCGAGAATGTCTTGAAACCCAGTTCGTGGCCCATTGCTTCGATGAGATCAAGGTCCGCCTTCCACCGAGCCGCAACGACGATCTTCTGTTCTTTCTCGAGCATGTCCTCCAGGATCTCATGGAGCGCATCGTGCTTTTCAAAGCCAATCCTTTTCTGTTCGCCGTCTTCGGTCGTCACAAAACCCGAGGTGATCTGGGACAAACGCAAGGTCTGCACCAGCTTGATGCTTGCCTCGGCAGTGTCGCCATCTTCGAGCAGTGCGATCATTTCCCTGGCCATCTGCTCGTAGGCCGACTTCGACCCCTTGAGTTTGACGGGTACAACAATGTCCTCGCGTGGAGGTAGATCGAAGCAGTCCTCACGAAGAACGATCACAGCATCCTCACCCATACGGGCCTGGAGCTCTTTCATGTTCTTGGGCCCGATATACTTCGGGAACGTTCGACTGTGGGGATCACCCCTCTTGACAGGCACATCCTTCCACCTGCCAAAGTGAGCCTTGAACTCGGCCAAGGTAGGCAAGTCTTCAAAGCGATCAGGGTTCAAGAACTTCCACTGCATGTAGATGTCGTGGGCACGCTTGGCCTTGGTCAGCGGAGTACCAGTGAGGATCAATCGGTACGGCACCTTCTCGCCCATACGGACGATCATGTTGGCTGCCTTGCCCGAGGCTGACTTGATCTTGTGGGATTCATCCACGACAATGCACGAGGTCTTGAAATCACCCATCCACTTCAGCAACATCGACCGGTTCTTCTCACGACCTGAGGCCTTGCTCCGACGACCCGACGCAGTTTTCTTGCCCGGTGTGGCGAATGCCTCGAAGTTGACGATCACAACCTCAAGCTGGTAAGTACCTCGAACAGCAGGAGGAGGAGCCTTTCGACCTTCGCTATCCCACACCGTGATGTTAACCAGGCGAGGGCAGTGCAAGTGAATCTCTGTCACCCAGGTACCGATGATGCGGTTGGGGCAGATGATCACGACTCGGTCGACCTTGCCCATGAGGTTCATGATGCTGAGCCAGTCGATCGTTGTCTTTGACTTGCCCGTTCGGGGCTCCATCAACAACGCGCCACCATAGCCATTCTTCAGGAGCTTCCTGATCGCATCCTTCTGATGCTTGTATGGAGTGGTCTTAAATTTGTACTTGCCCAAAACCTTCCTCAAACCTTTCCTGTCGCAACTGATCGAAGATGGGGGTAGATTCTTCAGGGCTATGAACCCGGTCGTAGTATTTACCGGTAGAATCGTGGACTCGATCAACTGCGAACCTGAAATGAGGCAACCTTTGAGGACGAGGCATCAAAAGATCCCAACCAAAATCATCATCCTCGTCCGGGATCATTGCCATATGAGGTTGGCCAGTCATTTGGTGGTATGCCACACCCTGACTGTTGCTCATAATCAGAATCACCTTTACTTCCTCGGGCATCAGAGTGCCATCGGGTGGGCTGTGACGTAATCCCGGCCGGCCCGAGTGTTCAGGAGCGCGACGGCTGACGTGCGTACCGATTCGACATCTTCAGAACCAGACAGGATCTCAATGTGTGCCTCCACAAGTTGGATCTTGTCGATCTGAAGAATCTCGTGCTCGGTCAAGATTGGCTGAGTCATTTGAATTCCTTTTGTTTGTGTGCGTTGATTCGATTGTGTCACGTATGACAGAGTCCTGGGTGTGTCTCTGAGACGCCTAAATCGATTCGACGTGTGATTATGCGTTACGCGCGTTCAACGCTGTACAGAACGATTTTTGCTACTCGAAACGGCACACGCTGTGGAAGGTCCGTGTGCCGTTTCGAGGGCTAGTGGTGAGTAGGTTCGACCAACTCGTTGTGATTGAATTTCCGAAGGAGCCAGACGCACCCTTTACAGAGTTTGTAGTCGGCAGTTGTTCCGTTGATGACCATGACGACGATCATCCAGTCACGGGGCAAATGGGCATTGTTGCCTTCCCATTCCCACACCTTACAACGGTGGCAGAAGTGGCGCATCAGTCGACCACCTTGGCCCCAACAACCATGAGGTACAAACCGCCTGGTATGGCACAGATTGCCCCAAGCAAGTTTATGAGTTGGTTATGCTCGACCAAGATTGCGATGTTGATTACCCCAACGATGACGGCGAACAAACCCGAAATGAGGGTGGTAATACCGGCGATAATCTCACGACGCCTACGACGGCGAGACATTGGGGGGTTGTTCACGATCATTATGCGTCCTGAGGGGTGAAGTTGTTACGGATGCGGGTTTCAGCGATACGGGCTTCGAGCTTTCGCTGACGTTCGATCCGATTGGCGAGTACCTGCCGTCGGAAGTGTGGGTTCTTCGCCGCGAGATGCATCTGCTCGACGGTGATGCCTTTGTCTTCGTCAAGGTAAGTGAGTTCCTGTTCAGCCTCCTCGCTTATACGGGGAGTCGACCTCGACTTCGTGCTTGCCCATTGGTTGAACTGCTTTGTCAAGGACTTGAGTTCGGGCTCTGTGAATGAATACCGACCAGCATAGGTGGCGTTCTTCCATGAGTCATTCTGGCGGATAAACCTGCGAAGCAGACGGGGAGTGGTTCCAATTTCCGCTGCAGCTTCCAGGGAGGAGTAAATGCGAGACATGTGGCTGAGACCTTGTCGTTTTAAGTTTGGTTTGTCGTTTTCTGAAAGTAAATCACAAAGACGTAATTACAATCATGTAATCACATTATCATGATGAATCTTATGAATCAAAATGCGAAAGTATGCGTTTCGTGGCATGGGCTGCAGCACGGTCAACATCCTTGCCAACCGTATCAGCCTTGTAGTACAGATCGTACCGTTCCACACCATCGGGACCGTCCACAGCGATCTGAATGGCACGAATGCCTTTCTTGTTGATGAAGCCGTAGCAACTCAAGCCGAGACCAGTGAGTTCCGTTGTGTGGCGCAATGCTTTACAAAGGGCGGTAGCTTCCTTCTCAGGAACAACGACCTGAACCCTTTCCCCAGACTCATTCAATTGTTAATCCTTTTAGTCGTTTGAATTGATGAATAAACAATATCATCCACCGAACCCGACGGAGAGCATTCTAGCTGGTTCATGGTATAGCAGCAGTAAACAGCTACACAAAAACCCCCGGAGCCGAGCTCAACGGGGGCTATGTGCGTGCGGGAAAACGACAAAGAAAACCCGGCACGTTTTCCTGTGACGGATGTGATGAAACATCACAGGAAAGTATGGAATTATCAAAACTTACGTCGATGACGCGTCAATGACGCGATACATCGAATATACACGACAAAAGACCGAATGACAACATCGGGAAGCTCCCAGACAAGGGCGCAGGTTGGTCACCGACCGTATACATCATATACACGACCAACCTTGGGTGTGTTAAGCCCTTAACGCCCTGTCCAGCAAAGAGCCCATCGCTAGGCATATCTTGAACTCATGGGGAATTCGGAAGACGTTCCAGCTTTTGCGATGGAAAGAGAGGTCACTCTCTTACCTGATGCATATCTGATGCATCGTAAAGTGGGTGGATTCGAACCACTACCCTTCGGTCTGGAGCCAAACGCCCCAGCCTCCAGGTCTAGGACTTACGCCCTACCCGATCACGCCAAAATCGGGACACAGCACCTTCCAGAAGGAGTACTGCCGGTTGATTCTGTGGCCAGGCATTCTGTCTGTTTAAGGGGCCTACCCCTACCCAGGGCCATTCGTCAAAACCCGTACTTACATCTTCGGAGGAACGATGGGACTCGAACCCACATCGGACGGTTGAACCCGTATGCTTCTTCCAATTGAGCTACGTTCCTCAGAGGATCACGAATGGGCCTCAAACCCACGAGGTTGATCTGACCTCTGCTCGTGTGCTAATCGTGATCATGGTCCCACTCGCCTCGGGGAGGAGACGGTGGGCATTCAGTTAGATATCCCACCCCTTGCACGATTGCCCCGACAGCCGCAGTCACAAAATGAAAGGAGTGATAGCTCGAGCAAGGTGTGGGACTTTGTAGGTGTGCCACGTGACGGAGGCGATGCGCTATAGGGCCTTTATCCGCTACTTACCTGGCGCCCGTCAGAACGCGACACACCTGGTTTGGGGGGGGGGGATTAGATGTCTTCGATTTCAGCGTCGAAGTCATCCTCTTCTTCGGGCTCCGGCTCGACATCAGCCTTTTTGGTGCGCTTGCCCTTGGCCGGCTTTTCAGCAGCCTTCTTGGCAGCACGCTTGTCCTTGAGACCCTGGAGGCGTTCGGCTTCAGCCTTCTTGTCAGCGCCGGACTTGACGGCTTCGACAATGGCCTGAACCTGGGGATCCTCGGGGCCGGTGAAGGAGTAACGAGCGCGGCCTTCGGACTCAGCGCGTTCCAGGACACCGTCGGCGGTCAGCTTGCGGAGCAGGATGCGCAGGGTGTACGGGGTGTGGGAGGTGCCGGCTTCTTCGTTGACGTGGTCAGCGAGCTGCTGGGTACCAAATGCGATTTCGGCCTTGGCGGGCTTCTCGACCTTTTCGGCCTTTGCCTTGGTGGACTTCTTCTTCGCCTTGGGGGCCGGAGCTTCCTCTTCAGCCTCGTCCTCGTCGAGTTCGAGATCGGTGTCGACCTCTTCGACTTCCTGGATTTCCTCGGCGGGCTTTGCTTTCTTGGTGCGACGTGCAGCAGGCATTACAGCTCCTATGTCAGGTGTTTTGTTTTGGTTTGTCGTGCAAGTTCAGAAACAACATTACACGTAATCGTGAAGTTCTAGATTCGGGAGAGAATCAATATTTGTCGTTTTCTTTGCGAACAAGAAACACATTACACACGCAAAGCTTACGTGTCAAAGATTTAGACTGGGACGATTTTCGCGAGTACCCAGTCCTCGATGTGAGTCTCACCGTGGCTGTCCCGACCGGCAACCTTTTGGCCAATGGACTTCCACTGTGGCTTGGTGTGAGAGTACCCGTACTCTGATCCTCGGTGATGCATCAGTGCAATGCCATCGGGGAACTCAACGCCTCGAACTTTCTTGGCAATGATGATCGTCCCGTACTCTTCGGGGAACTTGGGCTTGGGCCGATCGATCAGGTAATGAACCCATTTGCTGGGTACTTCACCTTTTTCATCATCTACCTTGAACTCGAAGTAGCAGATGCCGTTGGTATCTTCCCATTCTCGAAGAACGGTGTCGCCTTCGAGTACATCTTCCCATTCGACCTGGGGGTAATCGATCCTCATGATTAGCCTTTCAAGAGTTCGTGTGCGGCCGGGTACTGATCGCTGATCAAGAACGAGGGGGTGCAGAGGTAATCACATTCCACACCCTCGAGTTGATTTCCCATAAAGTCGGGGCTAAGGAACCAGATGATCTCATCGAAGTCGATCTCGTTCTGATCGCACCATTGCATGGCATCTTGCGGGCTGGTTGCAAAGAGGATTATCTTTTTCATAAGTTCATTGTTTCACAAGACGGCTTCCTCTGCGGCCCCAGATCAAATGTGGGAGAAGTATCGAACCGTATACCTCGCGCGTGCTGCGAAGCTTGCTAAGGCGCGATGGGGGGTTGTGTCTCACTGTCACTATTGACATGTGTGTTACGATTAATACATTCTGTTGAAATGATGTATCGATACACATAACACCACGCACGATACGAATATTCACATGATCAGCACCCTCGGATTAATATCTGGGGGTATTTTTGTGGGTAAAAATGACTGTTCCACCGGAGAATACATTTGTTTACTACAGCACTACCGTTCATTGATTCATGAAAGACCGTACAGCGACCAGCATTCGTGAGTGACATGATGATGCATGATCGACGTGCAAATGTCTGTACAGCGCCACCAAAGAGCGCACACACTCTGCTAAATGTATGCGCTCGATGGGTGGGTGTCGCTAAATGTCGAGACGGTGATCGGGCCCGTTTTTCACTCGGTCCATAGATGCCTGAACTGCATCGACAATATCGGCTTCGGGGATCTTCGGATTGATCACGGTGAGGTTCAAAGTTGTGTCCTTAGACAATTCGCCTGGTGTGGCCTGACCCTTGCTATATGAGTCGGGCGACTTGGCGTAGCCCAGGAGAATACCCACCCAGGGGAACTTCTCCTCAACGAACCGAACGGCCGCGTAGTAGATGCCGGTGAAGCCTGCGAACAGGAGCACCGTGAGGATTCCCTCGAGTGCAGGGTCAACCTGCAGGCCAGTCGACGTGAGCCACGCGAGCAGCCCACCCACGATTGCCGGCACGAACGTGCGTGCGAGTGAGGCTACGAGTGCCTCAGCTTGTGCTTTCATTATTCCTTGTCTCCTTCGTGGGTCACTGCAATGACCTTGTAGTCAGGCATGTTGGCAGCGATCCGCTTCTCGATCTCGTCGTAGTCGATGATCACGTCCACACCCTTGGTCATTGCCTGGGCGATTTGCTCGAGGATGGCCCCCTGGGCGACCTGTCGAGCTTCCAGGCGATCCTGGGCGAGGGCAATGAAACGGAACTGATCGAGCACCGAGGTCTTGTAAGTACCCCAGTCCATCGTCAGTGCCGTCAATGCCCGGAGTGGCGCATCAGCAATCTGCTGTTCGATGGAACGACCCTCGGACATGGACGGTCCGCCCACGATGAGGGCTTCGGGTACGAACTTCACCCTTGCTGCATTGGTGAAGTTTTCGGGAAGTTTTCCCATGACTTTCTCCTAAGGTAGTGGGATGCCCAGATCGAGGAGGAACTGTTCATCCGCGGTATATGTCGGTGTGGCCTTCTCGATATACATCTTGCCCCCGGTCGTCTCGAAGTACGGGTTGGGGTCCGAACATCCGTACGTGGGGGTGTTGTAGTTGAACGGGCGGAACATCAGCGAGAAGTGCAGATGCTTGCCGTTTGAGTAGCCAGATGCACCAATGATGCCGATGATCTGGCCTCGCTTGACCCATTGGCCTTTCTTGATCCAGATTTCTTCGAGGTGACCGTAGCCAATGTCTGCGAACGGTGCGCCCGTGTCGTAGTCCTTGATTCCGATGTAAACCATGTTACCGCCGGACTGATCAACGTCGTCCGAACGGTCGAAGTCTGGGTTGATGTACCAGAGGTTGGGCCAACCCATCTTACGTGAATCGTCAGCCCAAAGGACCTCCCCATCGTGAGCGGCGAACGCGTAGCGATACACCACACCCTTGGAGATGTATTCGTAGTCCTGGCCTGCGTGTGGCTGACCATCCTGCAGTTGTCGCTGGCCATACCACTGGCTGACGTCACCCTCTGCGGGGCGACTGAGTACTAACCTTGATCGATCCATTTCAGTCCCTTCGTATCCGTTCTCGGATCATTACTGCCCCCATGTACCACACCGAACCGATGAGGATTACACACAGGGCATTGGCTACGATACCCCGCTCAGGCTGACCCACGTTCTTTGCGAACATGATGTAACCAGACAAAGCGAGAAGGGCAGCGAAGAGAGCAAACTGGGACTGGCCAGCCCGGTGACGGTACCACTTGGTGAAGATACCGTAGTAGGCGAGTACGAGCGCGATAGAACCAATGAGAACGTAAAGAAGTTCTACACTCATGTTGCATTCCTATAGATATGGGCCAACTTCTGGCCGAAGTGGTTTTCTGCCCGGAGTCGCCTTTGGCTTTCGCCTACGACCTGAGCATCTGATTTGACATTGTTGGCAATTTCAAGTTCCTGGTGGGATTCTTCAAGAGCCTTGTGTGATTCCGCCTTTTCCTCCTCCGAAACCTTGAAGCGAGACAACCAAGGGAGTTTCATTTTGTTTCCTCCTGCACAGGTGCCGAGGTCATAATCTTCTCGGTGGTTTTTCCAACCTCAAGTATTTCGGGGAAAGCTTCGGCGAACACTGCTATTGCTTTACTTTTGGTTTCTGACGATGCGCGCCAACGGTCCCGATCTTCCTTGAGTTCCTTATAGTAAAACTGGGGGATCAGCCGACCGGTGATAATGAGAAGGATTACTAATCCAAGCAATGACCAGGGTGCCGCAGTGTCCCCCACCCAAGACGGCAATTCCTCAAGCATGGCATGACCTCATATTTCGTTCCTGTCTTAAAATGGAAAATTGGGAGTATCCATGTCGGTTACCCCCAATTCTACCACCAGCCAGTCCTATGCGGGCGGGAACACCCGAGCAGCCACGTTGCTCCACTCAGCCCCGACAACGTATTCAATGTCCGTGTCAGGAACTTCGGTTGCATCGGCCACACCCAAGGCGATGTTCACCTTGGAAACGACAGTGCCGTTGACAGCCGCTGTGAGCACCATGTCAGGGACTGGTACCATCGGGTTCGCCTGTACGTACTCGACGAGCTGTTGGGCCGGTACAGACAAATCTGCGTCCGTTGCGTCGAGGTAGCGAGCCTGAATCAGCATGGCTGCAGACACCCGGCTGATGAAATCCTCGTTTTTCTGGACCTTGGCGAATTTGAGAAGATTGGACATTGGATCCCCCTACTTGGTGTATGTGATTTCTAGTGTCGGCCTGTCGGCGTAGCCGTACGTGTTGTACGTGCCGTCTCCAAACAAGGAGAATCCCTTGTATGTAGCGTTAGCGATATTCGCCCAGTACGCGGACGGGATATCAAGCCAGAACCCACCCGGCTTAGGCCAGTTCGGCTGGTACATGATCTGACCTGAGTGGCTGAACGTAGCAGGCAAGTTGTCGGGGAACGAGTGCACGCCCACGTAAGCCGTACCTCCTGAGTTGTTGTACCAGTGACGGAAGTAGAAGTACAGACGCATGTTATTGATCGTTGCGCCGGCAAGTCGACCATCCCACCATTGGTTGCCCGGGTTGAAGCGGCACAGCGACTTGAGCGATCCGTATCCCGCGGGTGACAGTCCCTGGTACATGTAGGTATTGCCGCCGTTGGTGTAGACGTTGCCCGCACCGTCGTAGTTCGTGCTCGAGGTGGAAGCAAACGTTTCAGTCCTCGTGACCTTCACAGGCTGAGAACCACCTCCACCGCCTGAGGTCTGAACGGACAGTTTACCTGACACGGGGATATCAGGTCCAATGTCTTCTACCCATGCGGTGACAGACTGGTTCGCAACAGGGGCAAGACCTGCACCGGACGCGCCTGCAATGGTGAACAGCAAACGGATGTAAGGACCGTTCAAGGCACGCAGCAGTCGACCGCTGATTTGGAAGGTCTGACGCCAACCACCGTTCGTGAGGATAGGCTCATACACTTCGGCAATGGGTGTGGACAGAGTCGTCGGCTGAGAACCGTCGCCCGTGTAACGAAGCCTCAGAGCAGCATCTGTTGCCGTGTTAGCGGATGCCTGGTACATCAGGGGCGACATGCAGATCTTGTACATTCGAGCAGGGTTCGGGATGAACGCAAGTTCAAACAAGCCACGTTCCTGACCGTTAGCAACAGAAGGAAGAACAGTCCCATCCCACTGATCCCAAACGATGATCCCTTCGGGACGACGGTTCATGATCGTCTCGAATTCCTGGCCCTTGTACCTCAGACCACCGTTATTGATGATCATCCGTTCAAAGGAGCCCTGGCCGTTCTCGTCAATCGACGCACCCAGTTCACCATTGGTCTTGACCACACCGAAGTAGTCGTTGGTGGTAGAGACACCGAGGCGAACGACTTCCCGAGGAGGGTTCGACGGCGATACAGGGTCAGGCGCAAAGACACGAAGACCTGTCGGGTTCAACCTTGCGTGAGATGCTGCGGGGTTACCCGCGATGACCTCAGACGTCAATACAAGGTCAGCTTCGAGGTGATTGGCCTGGACTGAACGAGCCTTGATGGTAGTAGCATCTACGGATCCGTCTACATACATCTCGGCATTCATCCGCTTATACATGCGGACATTGTCGATGTAGGTCCATGCAGTAGCACCATTGGCAGCCTCAGTGAGAATTGCCAGCTTGGCCCATCCCGCGGCCGTTGCCTTCAGCGTCGTAGAGAACTCGGCATCGTAAGCAGTCGAGGTCGTCAGCGTCACCGTGTTCGAGACATTGGACAAAGCCGAGTTGACGAGCATGACCTGGAACTTTGTACCCGCATCACCCTTGGCCCAAATCTTGACACGGACTTCCGTTTCCTTGCCCGCAACGTTCTCGAGCCAGATCGGGAAGTTGTTCACCATCAGCTTGTTCGGCCCCTGCACGCGAGCAGCATAGGTTCCGCTGTAGGGTGTGGTGTTAGACACGGCCCAACCAACGACGTTGTTCCACCCAGACATGTCGCCTGTTTCGAAGTCGCCGTTCTCAATGTAAGACGTCTGATCCGTGACGAGCAGTTTATCCACACCCAGGGAGCGGAGTTTCATGCGGATACCGTCGAGGTCACCGAAGGTACCAGTTCCGATGTTGATCTGCGGAATCATCACAGGATCGAACGGCATGGCAGTCCATGAGGTCGAGTTAGATGCAGCCTTGTACCAGGCGCCTACAACCTTGCCGGCAACAACCTGAGTCCACATAGCACCTGCAGGTTTACCCGCGAGATCAGTCGTGTTGTTGGGTACTGCAGCCGACACCGTTGTTTTACCGTCAGCGGTTTGTTGAGCAGCGACGGCAGCGGCTGCAGCAGCGTCTGCTGCGTTCTTAGCGGTTTGGGCGTTGGTGATCGCTTGATTCGCCGTTGCGAGCGCCGTCAGGATGTCTGTATCGCGTACAGCAACCCAGTTGTCAGCGATCCAATCAAGGTGGGGGTTTACGGCACGGCTGGGCGTTGCGTAGGTCTGAAGGTGAGCCCAACGAGCAAAGTTCGTCGCGTGCTCCATGATGACCATCTCGGGCATGTCGAGACCCGTAGTCGAGTTCAGGGTAACGCCCGTGACTGTTGCTGCAGGGTTGACACCCGTCAGACCAAGGTTGAGGTCATTCTCACCAAACTCAGCCCATGACCATGGGCCGGATGAACGGATCGGGTTCTTGGTAGCACCACGGCTAGCAGTACCCGTAAACAAGGGAGGCATGCTCGTGGTGTCGTTGCCCGTGGTGTAGATCGACATGCCTGCTTCGAACAGCTGAGCCAGCAGTGTCTTCGAAGCTGCAGAAATGAGGCTGTAACCGTAATCGTAGACCACCAGGTCGAAAGCCATGGCTTCCTCGAATGTCGGGTCAGTAGTCCTAGCGGTTACAGTCCACCCATTGGCCGTAAGCAAAGGCTGAGTACTTGACCCGGGCCCATTCACGATCAGGGCTTTACCCTTGCCCAGGTAGCTTCGAGGAATGTTCTTGTGACCTGTGTCGATCCAAAGGCCCGTTGTATCAGCGGGAGGTCGAGCAGACTGTGTGTAGATCGCAGCCTTGCCCGCAGCGACAGTCGCAGCATCAAGCGCAGCCTGACCCGCGTCAGCAGCATCCTGCAGTGCCTGGTTGGCGGCATTCTGTGCTGCGATAATGTCAGTCGTGTTCTGACCGATGTCCGCGTTGAGGTCGTCAACGATGGCATCAATGTCAGGGTTCTGAATCAACGATGCAGGAGTGACAGACACCCAGTTGGACTTCGCTGATTCATTGCCCGTGAAGTCGACTGCCGACAGCGCGTACCAGTAGGTAGTGCCCGCGTTACGGATACCCACGTTCAGGTTGCTCGTCTTGTCGAATGTGCCTACCTTGATAGCACCCGAACCGTCGGCTGACTGGGATTCCCAGATGTTGACGTAGTTCAGGTCCTTGGGCATCTGCAGGTTACCGACACCCAAGCCGTTCCAACTAACAGTCACAGCTCGCATCCACACAGACAGGGTGGGTGGCGTCGGCACGAGAGGAGGCGTGCTGTCTGCGATCATCGTACTGGTCACGGGTGCAGCAATGGCTGAGTAGGCGCCTGCCTGGCTGTGTGTCTCTACGGTGAACTCGTAAGTAGCGAGGCTCCCGTTCCTGTACGTGGGCAGTGGGCCCCAGGAAACAGATTTGTTGGCTGTGCGCGTGAGCAACGTCCAGTTGACCTCACCCGGAATTCGGTAGAAGAACCAGTGATCCTTCACCTGGATGGTGTTGCCATTTACGTCCTTACCATCGTGCTGCCAGGACGCAGTGATCAGAGACTTCACATTACCGTCGAAGTCGATGTACGGCTCGTTGCCTACGACAAGCCCGGTCGCTGCACGAGGAGTACGGGAACTGGGTGTGGGCGGAGTTCCTGCACCTTCGTTCTTGACGCCACCGCTCAATGCCTGGATTCGCTTGTACAGCTTATCGAGCATCTCGTCAGTTTTGTCGCCCAGGGTAACGTAGCCCTGAGCACCATGCTCGTTGACAGTGATAGAGATGGACTGAATACGCATCCGCTCCATTGTGCCTGCACGCTGAACGGGAACCCAGTCGCCGACCTTGTAATCGTGGTACGGGAAGATCGTTGTGTCAGCCTTCAAGTGGAACTGACGAGTCGTGTTCTTCAGGGAGTTCTGAGCGCGGATAATGTGCGGGCCTGCGAGCAGTTGGGCTGTTGCCTGGTCATCCACACCAGAGTATTCGAGGACAATCTCTCGTCGGCCTTCGGGCAGAGTGACTCCCGTTGGGAAGATCCACCTCAGGTTGTTCTCGCCATTCACGATGATGTGGGTTGCCAGCTGTCCGTGTGTGACCTGCTCGGGTGCAGAGTCAACGCCAGTATTGCCTCCCGAGCCAACGAACCGTACACCGTCGTTGATGTGGTCTGTGAACGATGCCGGCGCATTGGCCTTGACAAGGTTCATCTGACGACCCTGCCACCAGTAGTCAACGAGACCCTGAGCAACCAAGGTATCGAGAATCGTGGACATTGCGGTTTTCTTGTCGTATGACGTGCTGAACTGGTGTCCGTATGGGGTACCGTTCGAGTCGTTCGTCTGGGAGTAGTTGTTCGAGAAGCCCTGCATCATGCCGCGCTGATCACGTGCGTTTACCCAGATGATGTTCAAGACCTGGCCAGCATTGGTCAGCGGGAACTGTACCTTGCCTTCATCGTTCAACGGAAGACCGTAGGCATCGAAGACGGTGACACCCCTCAGGATTTCGCCAATGCCGACGAAGTCGTAACGAGTGGTAGCCGTGGTGTCAAGCCAGTCAAGGTCGACCTTCTGCAGGCGGTAACGAGAGTTCCAGGGCTCAACCCAGTTGATACCGTCCTTGTTGTACTCGAAGGCAACTTCGGGATCGTTGTCGAGGTATGAGGAACCTACCGCCCATCGGGGATAGTGGATGCTGATCGTGGGTAGCTCATTCAAGCTGTGTACGGGGGTGAACTCGAGGGGAACGGGGAGAACTCCTCGTCGAGCACCCAGTCGGTCATAAGCTACAAGCCTAAATTCCACTGAATCTCCTTAGAGGTAATGCTTGTAAGCCCGGACGATAACGTTCGGACTACCGCTTGGTCCAGTGGCGCTTGCCTTCATGAAGTATTTGAGTGCACCACCACTGATCATTGGTTCAAAGGATATCATGGTTCCCTGGCCCCTGGATGAAGATACCAGTGAATCAACGTTGGTTCCTCCCGTCCACACATCGGAGGTTACCTTGCGTGCGGTCCAGTTGGCCGTATCAACGATGATGTACTCCGTTGCGCTCAACGAAGTATTGAAGAACAGGGTGTGGCCCGTGACTGCACATTTCAGCGTCAGAGACGAGAATGCACCTTTGACGCGTATCAGCGAGTCATGTACGGGCGCATTGCCTCCCGCCAGAGCCAGCAGTTCGATTTGCGTCTCTGTTGTCGTAATTGCGGGTGTGACTGCGTCGACCTTATTTGCGTTGCGCCAGAACACGCCAGGGAGATCACCGATGTACGGCACAATGGCCGCACGAGCCCCGTTCTCGAACAACTCTGGTGTGGCCCCCGAAGCAAAGTTCACATCGGCGAACCGAGGGTTAGTTCCCGCCTCGTTGTAGTCGTGGCGAAGAGTCAGTACGCGAGAACGCTGCAGGAACAGGCCGTTGACAAATTCGAAGTTCTCCATGAACTGTTCATGAGTGTTTCCACGGATATACATCTTGATGCCGATCGACCCGGGGACATAAGCGCCCCCGGGCAGAAAGGCGTCACCGTCAAACGACGGATAGGCGATGTTGGGAGAGAGCTTGGCTGGCACAACGCGTATACCCGTTTTCTTCTCGGGAAAGAATCGATTCGCGGGGTCTACGAGAGGAACCCCATCTAGGGTATACGCGTTGCGTGCCATTTTAGATATCTCCTGCGATTCGGATAGCTGCGGATGACCTTTCGATGGAACGAGAGGTAGGCTCAGCCTGGGGGTTGATGACTGTGAGGTTTACTTCCTTCTTCGTAATCGTCATCTTGGTTTCAAGATCGGAGAACGAGTCGAAGTTACCAATCTGAGCGGCACCGGTTACCTTTTCTGCGGCAGCCTTCACCATGCTCATGTTGTCCATCATACCACCGGCAAAGTCCTTTACCAGCGCACGACCTGACCAAGGCGTGTAACCTCGGCCAGAGAACGGTCCCTTCTTTGCAGGTGAGTTCGGGAAGAACGCACGAGCCGCAGCAGCAATTGCACTGGCTGCAGACGTAACGAGCCCCATGTTGTTCCTCATACCTGAAGCAAAGCCAGCTACGAGGGACGCACCCGATCCGAAGAGAGTTCCACTCAGGTTACCGAGCACACCAGATGCTCGACTTGGCAATGTAGCGATGGTGCTCACGACATTCGAGATACCAGCCCCTGCAGCGCCTACCGCAGAAGCCATGCCCGAGGTGACACTCGAGACGATACGCTCGAAGGCGACAGCAACCATGCTCCGAACAACAAGCCAGCCGGCATCCCACACCGCACCGATACGGGTCATCAGCAAGCCGATGTTACCGGCCATGCTGCCTCCCTGTGTGGTCACGGTGCTGAGGAATTCGCCCCACTTGCCTGACAAGATCGATCCCTGGGTTCCCAGAGCCCCTTGCCAAGTGTTGTTGACGCCTGCACCCCCCGCAGCAACGTTGCGGTCAATCGTGCCCATCCCGCGGGCAGCTGTTTCGCCAAACCCGTCAAACTTGCCCTGAAGGACTTGACCCACACCTCCCCAGAAGGTGTCCCAGCCTGTCTTGACTGTTTCACCTGCAGTGGCGATGGTGGTACCGATCTCGGTCATCTTGGTAGATGCCGTTGCCTTGATGGTTTCCCAAAGTGTACCGAACCCAGTGTTGAGGTTCGTCCAGAAGGTATCCCACATGAGCTTGGTGCCTTCACCAGCTACAGCAAGAGATGTGCCAATCTCAGTCATCTTGGTAGATGCAGTGAGTTTCAGCGATTCCCAGATCGTGCCAAAGCCCTGACCCAAGTTGCTCCAGAACGTATCCCAGGCCAACTTGACGCCTTCGCCACCCAGTGCGAATGCACCACCGAGACCAGACATGCCAGTCGCGATAGTAGCCTTGAGGGTTTCGAACCAGGAGAGGTCAGTGTTGTCAAGCCCAATGACACCTCCGATGGATCGACGCCCAGCGCCACCGCCGCCTACGGCACCATCGATACCGCCTCCCGGGTTGAACAGGTTCCCGATGAAGTCGGTGAGTTTCTTCCATTCTTCGCTAATGGTCTTGATCGCATCGGTGATCCACTTCCCGATGTTCTCGTCCCACCATTTGCCAATGGTTTCGTCCCACCACTTGTTCATCGCTTCGTCGGCTTCACGGAAGAACTTGCCCGGCTGATCACCGAAGATATTCCCAGACCAAAGCCTGTTCCAACCGTCAACGATCGTAGCACCGAGACCAGCCCAGTCAATACCGTTCAGCCAGTTGCCGAACATGTCCTGAAGCGGGTTACCCGAACTTCCGAACTTGCCGCCTTCACCACCACCGAACAGCAGGTCACCCAGCCATTCGAGGTCATTGCCTTCCTGAAGCGGACCAAGAGCATCATTGACGTTCTTGATCGAGTCAGCGAGGAATGAAAGGGCATTGCCGAGGTTCTCAACGAGCTTGACCACACCCGGGGTGATTTTCTTCAGGAGCCCCTCGAGTGCAGGCGCGGCATTTTCAAGTGCACGTACCAGCGGAGGAAGAACCTTTTCAGCAAGAGCACCCAGGATTTCACGCAGGGAATCAATGACCGTATTGGCCACGTTTTCCACTGGCTGCATCAGAGGCGTGATCGCGTCAATGACCTTGTCGAACTCTGGCCCCAGTTTAGTGAAGACATTGTTCAACAGTCGGGTACCCATGTCGAGTACACCGGCCATCAGGTCAAGCAGCTTGCCCAGCGAAGTAGCAGCAGGATCAGCAGAACCGCTGAGGTTACCCAGCGCCTTCTCGATACCGCCGACAAACGTTGACAGTCCGTTCTGGAGATCCTTGTTTTCAAGGAACTTCCCGATGAACCCAAAGGCAGTTTCGAAGATCTTTCCGAAACGGCCCAAGATGTTGGTCAACGTTGGGATGAACGCCTCAATGGATGGGGCAAGGTTCTTGATACCGTTTGCCACACCTCGAGACAGTTCGAGCATGCCCTGGAACAACATGTCGAGATTCTTCTGGAACCTCGGGCTGTTCACGATGTCAGCGACACGCTCCATCCCGTTAGCAAAGTCGTTCAGGCTTGGAGCACCTGCACTCTTTGCTGCACGGTAGATGCCGTTGAGCGTTTCAGCCACACCCCCAGCGACACGTGCGAGATCCTTCGTTGCCTTGATCGAGTCTTCCATCCACTTATCAAGTCGGCCATCCTCAGCGGCCTTCGAGATGAAGTTGTAGAACTGATCAGACAGTTTATTGATCCATGCAGTGAATCGACCGAAGTATGTGCTACCCCAGTCAGCCAGGACAATGAACGCACGAGACAGTCGGTTGACTGCCGGCCTTGCGTCCGTGATGGCGTTATTCATCCGCTCGAACATCCGGTTCATGCGCTCGAGGCCTACCTCGGTACGCAACGTGTCGGCAAACTCCTTGAAGAGTCCGCCTAGCGCTTCAGATGTATCCGACAGACGATCGCTGAGCGTCGGCAGGTATTCATTCGCGAGTTGACGAATGGGCTCTGCTGCGACGTCCCAGAACCGCTTTGACATGCGATCCTGCATTGCTGCAAACTTCGGGGCAAGGTCGGCAAGTACCGTACCCATGTCCTTCAGTACAGCAACGAGCACACCAATCTGAATCGCTGCGGCTGCAACGAACGCGGGAGCGAACAACGACAGCTTGCCAACATTCAGCGCATCCCCACCGATTGAGGTGAGAGTTGCCAGTGTCGAGCCAATCGTGCCCACGAGCCCCATGACCTTGGACATCGTCTGAGCGAACTCCACGGCCTTGCGGTCGATGTTGTTCATGAAGTCAGCCCCTGCACGCAGGGAGTCCAAAGCCAAGTTAAGGCCGGCCAATGCACGGATTCGGGTTGCAAAACCTTCTACCAGTGAAAGAGCCGACCTATTGATGTTTGCCCGGATGTCAACCGTTCTCGTCCGAGTCAATGCAGCAATACGTTCTGCTGCAGCCTTAGTGTCAAGCTCAACTGTCACTTCAGGCTTGATGCTCTCAATCTTGGCCTTGAGTTCTTCAAGTTCCTTGAGCGAGACGTTCAATTCAATCGTGGGCTTGATCTTTACAACCAGGCTCTCGATCTGCCTTTTCAGGTTCACGAGTGATGCTCGGTCAAGGTACAGTTCTGCCCGGATTTTTGCCTTGAGCTGCTTCTCAATGCGTTCCAGTGATTTCTGAAGGTCACGCTTGAACCCAGTCGAGTCAGGTAAAACTCGAATGGAAACGCGACCTGCTGATTTAGTCGCCATCTTCTAATCCTCCTCCTATCCTTCTAGCTAGTGCGGTTAGTTGATCAATATTGAAGTCGTCCAAGGTAGGTACCGTTGGTGTGGCCGGTTCCTTGTGCGTCTTCAATTCTTCATCGAGTCCTGGGCGGTACACAGGCTCGGGTGCGTCTGCGGGATTCTTTGATCCGAAGTTTGCGACCATTGTTACAAGGACGTTGACTGAATCAGTCAAATCTGCCAGGCGGTACGTGTCAGGCGTCCAACCCATGTGCTCCAACGAACCCAATTGCTTTGCGCGCCACATAGACATGGGCTCGAACGGCAATCGGTCTAGATAGGCCTTGGCTTTCCGAATGGGAGCCTTTCCCGTGAAGACGTCGCAGATATCAAAATCGTACAGTCCTAACAAGTCAGACTCCCATTCAGGATTTTCGGCTAGCTGTCGTCGGAGCTCGAGGATTCCCCCATCTGCCCAACCCAAGCGATTGCGAGGTTGGCAGTGCGTTCGATGGCGCCCTTACCGGACATGAACTTGACCAGGTCAGCCTCGTTCAGAGCAAACCGAATGATGGCCTTACCAAGGTCACCAATCATGCGGATGTCGAAGTCGTGTTCGACCTTCTCGATTGGTTCGCCGGCATCGTCTTTCAGAACCTTGCCCTTGGCGTCGAGTTCGTACTGAGGCGGGATGGGCTTGAGTCCCTTATCCACACGACGAGAGTTCTCGTCCTCACGAGCTTCCTTCGCAGCCTTAGCCGCGTCGTTCATGGCGTCCTGGAGCATGGCGACCATGTCGATCTGATCCCACACCGGGACTTCATCGATCGGCTTCAGCAGGTCGTAACCAGCTACCTCTTCGGGACGTTTGGGAATGTCGACCGGAACCTTGTTGTTCCTGCGGTCGTCTGGTGCTTTTGGCATGCGAGCCTCCTTGTAGGTGTGGTTTCATCATACATGCGAGCCAAAGAAAAGCCCGGTGTCGGAGAGGCTCGCATTCCCATCCGACACCGGGAGTATTTCCTTAGCCTCGCGTGTAAGCGAAGCCTGCAGACGATCCCGACAACGTGGTCACGATCACAGGCGCGGAACCTGCGGTACCTGCCGGCATGGTTGCGATGATCGACGTAGCCGAGTTTGCCCGGAACATCAGAGCAGCAGTGCCACCGATCGTGACGTTGGTGACATCCACGAAGTTGGTACCGGTGATGGTGATGTTGTTGTTGGCCGTAGCGTTCGCCGGGGTAACAGCGGAGATCGTCGGAGCAGCAACAGCAGATGCCTTCAGTGCCGGGTGCAGGAAGCGGAACTTCTTGCCCGTGGTCGGCGAGTTCTGGATCGCAGCGGACAGCTGGATTTCGAAGAATGCATCGGTCGGCAGCTCAGGAGCGTCGCCCACCTGCATGTTGGTGTTCGGGATGTAGATGCACATGCGAGTGGTTGCACCCTGAACGATGATGAGCAAAGCGACGTTTGCGGGGACGATGTCGCCCACATCGTAGGTACCAGCAACAGTGTCAAGGACACCGCCACCGAATGCCATGGACATGGTCGTCGCGTCGACCTGCAGCGAGTTGATGGTAACGCCCCAGGAGGTGTCGCCACGCTGAGTGTCGAGAGCCGCGTCCCACCAGGAGCCGAGGGTCGTTGCTTCGCCGCCATCCTTGGAAAGGGCTACGACGTTTTCACGCGAGGTGTGGCCCAGGGCATTCCAGCCGCCGGAAGCAGCCAGCTGTGCAGTGCTGGTCGGGTCGATGGTCGCCCAGTTGGACGGTACAGCGGTATCAGGGTTGGCGTAAAGCACGGTACCCTTACCGGGGATGATTGTTGCGTTCTTGTTGAACGGCATGGTCACTCCTTATGCTTTTTGGGTCAAGATGTCGAATGACCCGTGGAATTGTGTAAGGTTCCCTGCCGGGAGTTCGGTTGATCCGGTCTTGGTAGGGATCGAAGTGACTTCTACCCCAGTGATGGCTCCTATACCTGGAATTATACCGCGACCATCCCAGGCACTCTGGATTGCTTCAAGCATCTCGTGAGTTTCGTCCGCAATGTCAGCGCACTCCTCAATACCGTCAGCAAGGAATTCCAGCTCGACCGACCATTGCCAGGCCATGGCGTGAGACGATCCAGGGACCTTCTGGCCTTGCCGGGCATCAACTACGATGAATGGGAGGTGGTCGATGGTGTCAACGTCTGACGAGACAGCGACAGTCACCCGGTCACCGAAGTAGTTTTGAAGCAGGGTGACAACGAGCAAGTTGCCATCTACGGCGTAACGCTCACGAGTCATCTGATGTCTCCGAATGAGTTGTAGTAGGTACCGGGGATCGAAGCAATAGCACCTGTGAGGATGTACTGCCCAGGGACCCATTTGAAGTTGTACTGATTCTTGCCACCTTCGACTCGGACAGCATGCCCGTACTCGATAGATATGGCTGCCACATCGCCTGCGTAGACCATGCGGTCACGAACACCCTTTTTACCAGGTACGTTCTTGATCGAGAGTTTGCTGAGGTAGTTGCCAGTCAGGCGGTGAGCCGTAGCACGACGGTAAGCGATGTTGTAAAGCTTCTTGGCCACACGATCCATCTCGAAATCATTACCCGCCATGCGAGCAACCATCACCGGGACGTGATTGTAAACCTTAGCCATTACTTCACCTCAGTTTTGCGAGCCTTCATTCGGACGAGCCAGTGGTTGGTGCGGCGTGACCCGCGGATGTACTTCTTGGCCACACCCACCTGGTCGTATTCCTGACCGTCGAAGACAATAGTGGACCTAATGCCTCCAGGCCATTCGCCTCGACCTTTGACAACGAACTGGTCATTGAACTGACCGTCGTCATCGGATCCCTCAAGCGTTCCGTACGTTCCTGCACCGAACGGGTGCACATTCACACGTCGAACGGTGATCGGGTCTCCGTCGGTGAGTGTGTACGATCCGTACGCGTTCCTACGCTTCACCTTGGGTGTGACGATTACGGTATGAGGCCCATCAAGCAAACTCATATCGGGAACCCCCATCCTCGGCTTGGTGTGGAGAACACAGTGCGCGGAACAGAATTCTTGCCGTTGGTGTAACCCAGGGCGATCAAATCCGAGTCCGGGTACCAGACGTTGCCTGATGCCATGATCGTGCGGAGACGGTACGAGTAGTCGCCTTCGGTTTCAGAAGCCATGCCTTCAGGGTTGCGATAAACCCGGTGGGCTGCCTCGCCGACCTTGTCAACGACGTACTCACGATCAAGCGTTCCTGCTGCCACCCGAGACGGAATCGATGGGATCTTGTTGATAAGCTCACGCACAGCCTTATCCACAATGTCAGTTGCCCAAGTGAGTTCATCTGTGACGATGGTGCCCTCATACGATGCCAAGACTTCGTCAAGGGTGACAGCAAGAACGTTGGTCATGATTAGTCCTCTTCGGTCTCAGCCTGGATGGCGTCGTCGGCCTCGAGCAGCTTCACGAGGTCTTCCTTGGAAGCGGAGCCGTAGCCGGTGAGTTCGCGTTCCTTGGCTTCAGCCTTGAGCTGTTCCTTGGTCCACTCGGAGTAAGCAAGCTCTTCGTCTTCCTCCTCCTCGTCCACCTCTTCCTCGTCGCCGGGGACCAGTTCGTTCTCGGTACCGTTGCTGCCCGGGTAGCCTGCCGAGGCCGGATCCTCATCCGGGTTCTCGCCACGTTCGGACGGCAGGGTCAGAGCGGTGAGGTGCTCGCCCAGCTGGTCAACGGCCCATTCAGGAACCTCGTTGCCTGCAAGCAGGACAACCTTGTCGCCGTTCTCGTTACGGACCAGGACATTTGCGTTCAGTGTTGCCATGATTACCCTCCTAGGTAGTCGAAAGGGTGTGGCCTCAGATCGGAATCAATATTGGCCACACCCTGTCGGGATTGCTTAGATAACCTTGTAAGCCAAGGTCAGTGCAGCGTTGCCCAGTACGGGCATGCCGATGGCGTCAGCGACGACCTCAGCGATTACGGGGACGTTGTCGTTCTTCACAACGCCTGCGACGATACCCGCACGCTCGGTATCTTCGATGGCCCAGTCGAGCTCGGTGGCCGTCAGGGTGGTGCCCCAGTAGGTTGCACCCAGTTCGGATTCTCCACCAGCACCCGGCGCGGGCAGGAACAGGATGGAGTCATCCTTGGTCACGCGGGAAATGGTTCCCTCGTAGTTCTTGATGCGACGGTTGTAGATGTCGATCTGCGGGAGACCTTCATCGGCCAGGAGGGCGTTGATGTCCTCACGGGACAGCGGTCGACCCGTGACCTGGTTGACGAACTCATCGCCTGCACGGAGCAGGTTGTAAGCACGGGTGGACATGAGCATGCGCTCAGGGCTCGTGCCGTTGTTCGTCTCTTCGTACAGCTCCACGGCGTCGAGCAGCTGATCCAGGCGGGAAGCCGTGTTGTCAGACCACAGAACAGGTGCCGTGATGTTGTGCTCAGCCGGGCGACCGAAATCGTCGGAGAAGCTGAAGTTGCGCTGGTTGACGGTTGCCTTGCCGGTGTCGAGAACAACACCACGCAGGATTTCCATGCGGTCAGCGATGGCGCGGACGATCTGGTTGGTCGTCTGCAGGATGTGCTTGCGGTACATGTCGTCCGAAGCGTTGCGCATACGCAGAGCTCGGTATTCCGAGATGGGCAGCTTCTGGCCCAAGGCGGGCAGTTCGAGCTTCAGGCCCTTACCCAGAGCCTGGCGAGCGATGGACGGCTCAGCATCGAACGCACGGAATTCGGCAGCTTCACGCAGACCGTTTTCACCGAGCTCGAAGGAGACGTGGGTATCGTCCACGTGGGTGTTGGGCAAGTACCGCTCGAGGGAGCCGTTCTTGTCTTCGTATGCCTGCACAGAGGCACGGGCGAAACCGGTCAGTGTAGCCGGTTCGAGAACATCAGTCCAAAGAGGCATGTTAGTTCACTCCCTTCTTAGTTGGTCACGTAAGTGAACAGGCCGTTGTCGTTGGCCTTAGCCGGGACGACGAATGCGACGGGCAGGCGTCCGATGCGGATTCGACCGTGATCGATAAACGCAACGTTGGCGTAGACGTCGGTGGAACCAGCCACAACGATGACATCATTGCGCAGGAAGCCAGCGAGGATCTGAGTGCCATCGGAGGCACCCGGGACATACTTCACGAGTTCCTCATTGAGGCCCGTACCGATCTTGGCGACCGGGGTACCCGACTTGATGTAGCCGTCAGTCGGCGTGAAGGTGGAAAGCTTGAGCTTGCCCTGAGGGTTCTTGTCCAGACCTCGCGTAGAGGCGAGCCAAGTCTGGTCCCCTTCCGACAGGGCGGCAGTTTCGACGCGGTTAGGCATTATCCTTGCCCTTTCTAGTTCTTACCGGAGAACTCTTCGAAGAGTTCCTTGCCGGCGGCGACAGTGGAAGCCGAGTTCCGTTCACGCGGTCCCTGGTGGGAAGGTGTGGCAGGATTACGGCGAGTCACCCGCTTGACAGAGGGTGGGGCGATGAGATTTGCACGTTTCTCGACCTTGTCCGCGTCAACCGATCCTTCGGCTGTCAGGAACTTGGTGTGGTCGATACTTTCGAAGACTTCATCAAAATCTTCGTCAGTAAGACGGTCAGCAATAACCGACTTAAACTTCGCACGAACTTCGGCGGGAAGGTTCTCCTTAGCAATGTCTGCCCGGATCTCCTTCTCAAGGTCTTCACGACTGAGAGGCTTGTTCGCGGGATCGTTGATCTGCGATTCAAGGTCCTTCTTCGCAGCCTCGTGCTTACGAGACTGACGCTTCCAGTACGCGGCTTGCTGCTCGATCGTCATCTCCGCAATGGGAGTGTCGTCCGGGTAACCGTGCTCGTTGTTCTGCTTTGGCATTTTGTTTTCATCCTGTCGGATAGGGCCCGTATCGGGCTTTACGATCACATCCGATGCTACCACACCATACTGGCTCCACCACTGGTCGATGGCATCGAAAACTTCGGAATTGCGTTCGGGATGGCGTCCCCGTTCTTCAACTCGCTGTTTAGCGGTTTCGGCATCAGTCTCGAGCACAACGGTTTCGACAGCACCGAGGGACTCAGCAAGCGTCTTCCGCTTCTCTGCGTCGGCGACACAACGAATCACCCAGGCGTCACCGTCAAACGTCTTAGCGTGCTCTTCCAGGACGTTACGAATCTGCTTCCATCCTTCGAGCTCCATCATGGGGTATGCTTCTCGGATGGCGTCGAAGTCGACGATGAAGTCGCCCTCTTTGCCGTGTTCTTTGATGTACGTGTTCTTGCCAGCCCCTGGCGGGCCGGTGATGAGACGGACAGGCATTATTTACGGATCCTTTTCATGGCTGCGAGCTGGGATTCCAGTGATTGGATTCTATCTCGTTGCCAGTTGATCGAGAGACGTACGTCCTCACCGTTCTTCTGACGAGCGAGCAAACGTTGGGACGAAGCCTTCAGCTGCTCGATCTGTCGCTGGAGTGATTCCTCGGGTTCGAGCTTGGAGAGTTTTGCACGCTTCCGCTGCTTCGATCCTTGGCGGGCACCACCCGATATAATGGGGCCAAGCTCGCCGTGATTGAGGAAGTAAACCTTAGTGTTGAGCAGGTCACCGGCAGTGTTGCTGCCTGCCTGGTCGTAGATGGTTTCAAGGTCGTCATCGTTGAGTTCACGTCCAGGATCGTTGTCGGCAGTGATGGGCAGGCTGTCACAGTTGCACAGGTCGTGGATCGGCATAAGGTCACCCCGTGAATACACGCGATCTGCTGCGACCACACACAAACCGCATGAGAAGCCGTTCTTCGACAGCTCAGGGTGAATGATGCGTCGCCAGCCCAGGATCGTTGGTGTGGCCTCGTAAACATCCGTGGCAGCCTCACGACGAGCCAAGCTGAGGTCTGTGTCAATTAGGGTGTTGAGACGCTGCAGGGCCTCGAACTTCGCCTGTGCCTGAGTCGCGCCCGTTGACAGGTGGTAGCGGTACTGTTCAGCGGGACGCTGGTACACCTCGAGCGGGTTGACTTCCCGCGGGTAAACCTCGACACCACCCGGGACCATGATCTGGATGTCGTTCGGGTACGGGATGTCAAGTTCCTTGTACACGAACTTCATGTAAGCCCGCTGACGCATACGAGCCGCATGCTGGCCTGCTTCGACTGTCGTTGCGCTACGAGCCGCACGTGCCAACACGAGGTCATGGTCAGTCCACTGACGGAACGGCGACCAAAGCCCAGTGAGCATCGTGATCGTCTGCAATGACAAGGAGGCAACAAGCGCTGCCTGCTTCTCAATCAGTTTGATGAGATTCTCGGTCAACATTACTGACCCGCCTGACCGTCACCGGGATTGGTTGTACGCGGCGGATCTGTGATGCCCGGTACAGTCGTTTGTTCGGTCGTGCCGAGCAACGATGCCATGTACGCATCATCGAGCCTCTGCGTCTCTGCTGCAGCGATTTCAGCAGGCGTGAGTTCAACGAACTTCTCCATGACGGTTCGCCAAGGTACGCCGGCGACCTTCGCCTGTACGGCACCCGTTGCACGTTCCTGCAGGGAGGACCGACGGGGAGATGCCCAGAGACCTTCGATGGCGTCAACGTTGGCACGTTCTTCGTCACCAAGAATCTCGAACACAGATGCCATGGTACGGCAGAACCCACCATCAGCAAGGTCGATGCAAGCCTCAGTTTTGAAGATCAAGCCTTCACGCTGCAGGGCAGCACCTTCTGCGGAACCGTTCGCCGCATCGGGGACAACCGAGAACAAGGGTGTGGACGACGATACCGCGAGGTGGATGATGTCATCCTTGACCGCAGTCAGAACGGGACCAAAGTCAGCCTGGCTCGATTCCCAGAACTCGGCGATCTCGGGCAGGATCCACACCGCACCGGGGTCGGATTTGAAAATGTCCTGGTAGTCGATCTCGTTGCCTTCATTGTCCGTGTTAGGCACGCCCTTGACGGCACGCTGACGGAAAGCCTGGAAAGCGATGATGATCATTCGCTGCAGGATGGTGTGGTTGATACGCATCAGGGTCGGCAGGTGCTTCTCAAATTCACCCTTGCCCTGACGGTTGCGGAACAGGTGGATCGGCGGTGCTGAGGTGTAAGTGGGGTTCACCGCATCGTCATCCTCAGTGTAGAGGACTTCCTCTTCAGGCACCTCGGGCGGATCCCACGTCCATGATGCTGCACGGATGTTGAAGTGCTTGGACTTCGCAGTGGGCAGAGTCGATGCGCCGTACTTGCGAGCGACACGGTAGTAGTTGTCACGGTACAGAACCAGGACATCCGAATCGGTCAAATCGTCACGGTACATCTTGAGGGCAGCAAGCGCATAGCCGGGATTTGCCGGGTCGTCCTCGGTGATCACGTCACGCGGGTGTTCCGGGCGGATCAGCGGGCCAGACGAGCGGTCGCCGGGTACGCGCAGGCCTACGGACGAGTAGGAATCAGCGAAGGTGAGCATCCATTCGAGGATCTGTGAGGAAGCGACCTTCATGTTGTTCCGCTTCCAGTGCTTCTCGGCTTCAGCGTCACCATTCTGATCGTCGGCTGCAGCAGTACGGAAAGCCAGGGGCTTCATGCGGTACAGCACAGCGTTGACGATGAGTTCTGCGAGGTTGAGTCTGGCAATTGAGAGGATACGGTCGAAGCCTTCCTCATCTGCCCTTAGCTGGTTCGGGTTACCGTCCATCCAGCTCTGCAGTTCATTGATGCGTGGCAGTCGTTCACCCTGGGCCTTGCAAAGCCGGTGCAACCACCATTCATCAGTGCCTGGTTTCTTCATCTTCTTGGGATCAAGAGGCATTTTATGTTCCTATCGGACGCGTCGTGGCACAAAGGTCGGTTTTTCAACCTCACCCTTGAGCAGGTATGTGGCGCGAGCTTCGTTAGCCAAAGTCGCGGCCATGGCACCGTCGATTTTCTTGACAGAATTCTTGGTTTCCTTACCGATCACTGTACCACCACGGCGATCCCACACCCTAGCGTTGATGAAGTGTCGGACGAGTACCGGGTGGGCGTCAATCTCAACTTCCTTGAGCCCGATAGCCTGGTGCAGACGTTCGAGCGCGAGTGCCATCTGAATGTCACGCTTCGTCCACCACTTGATCGCTGACCCCGGTGTGGCCTTTACGCGGAGCTCGTCACCGAACTCTTTCTCCCACGCGTCGATGTAATCCTGCCAGTGCGGCGGGTCAGCGAAGAACGCAACGACCTTCCAACGGTTGAAAGCCCAGTGCACTCGTGCGTCAAAGCCGACCTGGTCAACGATCCAGTCCTTGGCCTCAGGGCCGTCGGGCTTTTCTTCGATCTTGATGTAGAACAGCGCACCGTCGGACACACGGCAACCAATAAGGGCTGTCGCGTCATTCGTGAGTGCACCATCAAAGCCCAGGGTGATTTCTGTGCCTGGTGCGATGTCTCGCCAGGTGATCGCTTTCTTCGTGACCATCGCCATCTGTGTGGGCGTCACCCATGCACCCGTTGCAGCGGTCAGGGAGTTCAGGAAGTACCGTCGAGCGGCTTCCTCGGTACGCCGGGGGTCGTAGAGGTCATCAATGATACCTTGTCGGGTGTTCCAGTTCAGAGCCTCGCCGTAAGCGTCATCGATAGCCTGCGCTAGAGCTTCTTCATCAGCGAGGTCTTCGATCTCACCCCAACGGTGATCGAACAACAGGCGGGCACGCTTGACCTTGACCTTACGCTTTTCACCGGGCAGCAGTTCGCGCTCGGATTCCTCAATGTCTTGAGCGTAGCGGTACGTGTCCTCAGCAACAGAGTCTTCGCCGGGCATATACATGGTCGTGGTCTCGAGTGCCCAAGGCTCAGCGAGTTTCTTACGTTTGTTCAGGTTACGGGAAACGGTGTCATACATCTGCTTCAGCTGCTTTGTGTTGTACAGATGGGTTTCATCGAACACCACGAACGTTTCCTTACCACCATCCTTTGAGGCCGCGCCAGACGTCGAGGGAATGATTTCGCCACCAAACGGCAAATCGATCTTGCCTCGGTTCACGCGCATTCCGTAGGCCTTCATCTGTGACAGCGGGCCGTCTTCAAGGTTGTTGAAGATCATGTCATAGGTGTTACCCGTCTGACCATCTTCAGTAGCCATGATGCGGACGAAGGGGTACTTGACGGGCCGGCCCATCGGTTCACCCTTTTGGTACGTGTAGACTCGACCGAGGAACTCGAAGGTTTCGCCACCTTCAGCCCAACCATCGAATCGGCACGGACCGAGGGCTTCAAACAAGGCGAGCTCTGCGGCCACACCTGACTTGTTACACCCCTTGGGTCGGCTGAAGAATGCGGAGTCATGCATACGACGTCCGTCGGCGTCCAGGATGTAGCAGTCAACGATGAAGCCGGTGAACTCATCCCCGTGAACGATGGGCTCGCCTTCAACGTCACCCGGACCTTGTACGACGAACGTCTCGATCCACCATGTTGCGAGAAAGCCCAGGGACATGTTCCTGTCAGCACCTGGGGCTTTGATTAGCTGACGGGGCATATCTTCGACCCCTGTGCTCGACGCTTGTTGACCAAGTCGCGGACCTCGTCGCTTACGTTGTCATAGGCTCGGTCACTGATGAAGATCTTGTCGGGAACCCAGCAATGCATCTTCTTGCCATCACGACAAGAGAACATGAACTCCATGTCTTTGAAGCGGGGATTGACAAGAGCTTGTTTCAAGTCAGCCATGTCGGCGACTATGAGGATATCGTTCACGGTGTGGCCTAACTGATGCGAGAACGGCGAGAATCAAGGGATGTGACTTCGTTGCCCTTGTTCTTGATGCCGACAGGAGAGGTTTCTGGCACGTCGATTTCCATGCGCAGGCGGTTACGGTCTTCGGGTGTGGCTCCGAATTTGGCAACGCGCATACGGACTTCATTCGCGAACTCCCAACGGCCATTGCTCCACATGTTGTGGTGGATGAGCGCCGTGTCAACCATGAAGTACCAGTCCACCTCGGACAACATGCCCGCAGCCTGAGGGGATTTACGCCAGGCAGTCCACCACTTCTTTGTCATGGGGTGCCAGTCTTCAGGCTCACCGTGCTTATCCGTCAGGACACCGTCGGGCAGTGCAAAGCCGCGCATCTTGGTGTCGGACTTCAGCAAAGTCTTCTCAGGCTCTTTGTTGCGACGGATCGCATTGGGGTTCTTGTGAGGGGATGCCATTTTCCTACTCCTTGTCAGGTATTTCCCTGGCGGGTAATGGCATCATACTACCACTGTCCCCACACCCAATGGATGCGGGGACGATGGCTTAGGCTATCCGGGTACCATACTTGTTCCCGAGGTAGCGTGAAATAGCCTGTCTGGTGGCTGCGTCATGGTAACCCCGATAGATCAAGGTTCGGATGTGAACGTTTGACGTAGTGGGGGGAGCAATGTAGATGCGCTCATTGGGCAGATCCATCACGAGAGTATCCGTGACTGGTGCCTCATTGTTGACCTGGATGAAAGTCTTCCCGTATCATCAAGACCCCAAGTGGCAACGTTGACTCCGAAGAGGGATCGGGACACGAGGGCACCATTCCCGCCTGTCCGACGAGCGATGATGTTGTTGCCTGGGTTGCTAGACAGCTGCTGTCGGAGGGTTAGGAACTGATTGGGGATGGTATCGTTCAGAGCTGTTGCTCCGTACGTGATGATGGTCGGAACGGTGGAATCCGTGATATCTATGAGGTTGGTGTAAACCGTATAGATGGTCCTGCCTTCGGTGTTGGTGAACCCCCCAGACAAGACAGTATGCCCAGTAGCAGTCAGATCATAAAGAGGCTTGCCTGCTATGTCGAACAACTGTTGCGGGTAACCTACAGACGTGCTGGCGTGTGCTGTACCGTCCCATTTGCTGAACGGCTTAGTGCCATCGACGTAATCGCCTGTGTAGACGCCCTCGGCAAGCATCAGATCATCCCACCAAGCGTCAGACTGGGCCAACCTGAGGTCACCATATGAGTTGCCTCCAAGCCTCAGGATAAAGTGGGTGGCGTTGCTCGGGATCGTAAAGGTGAATCGATGGTCATAGACGCCAATAGCATTGGGGGATTGAGAGCCATTAGTTTCTGTGTAGTTTGCCCCGCCGTTTGTGGAGACGTAAAGGTTGATTCGCCTTGATCTTGTGTGAGTATTAGCTCCTACGGAAGCCAGCATCAACTTACCCAACATCGTGTAAGTCATCCCAGGCTTGAGTAAGGTGGTGTGGTCAGCGACTACCGATTCAGGGATAGTGCTGCCGGGGATATTGACGATACGGACACTTCGACTGCCACTTGATGCCCATTGGGTGGACTGGTAAACCCCCCCGCTCCCTGATTGAATGAAGTTCGGGACCAAAGTTGCTCGCTGGTAACTAACGCTGTCGTGAGCAGTACCAGACCAGGCGTAAGTGTAGTCGAGTGCAGCACCGGTTGTCCCGTCGAAGTAATTCACCCCGTCACTCACCGCTACAGCATCCCACCAGACGTCGTTACCAATGCCTTCGGGAGCACCGTTGTTCAGACGGATGTTGTGGAAAGCAGCCGCTGCAACAAAAGACCCGAAGTAGTTGTAGACGTTACCTCCCGTATTCGAGGGAACCCCGCTGTAGGTGGTAAAGCTCGAAGGCTGTGTCCCGGGGTAAAATACTCGTCGGTAATCGGCAGACAAGGTACCAGTCAGGGCCTGAGTCGTTCTGTTGGTGCCCATGATGTAGTAGGTCCTACCAATGGTGAGCCCACTGACTGCAATTTCAGCATAAGAGGCATTCGTTGTTCCGTCAGTTGCCTGGGTGGGAATAATTCGGACGCTTCGTGTTCCCCCGACTGACCATTCGGTTGAGCTGATGGCAGCTGCACGTTGGGACGAGGGTGAGCCCCAGTTCGTAACGCCCTTACCATTGATCGTGCTCGGGCTATTACCTGCAGTGCCGGTCCATGCGAACGTGAAGTCACCTACCGCAGGTGTGGACCCGTCATAGTAGTCATTAAGGATGGCAGACTCTTCGATGAGAATACCGTTGATCAGGTAAGATCCCGAAGATGTTTGAGCGGTTACCCTGAAGCCCCAGTCATTGCCCGCAACAAGGGATGAGGGGGTAGTGAAGGTCCACGATTCCCGTTTCCACACCCCAGCAGTGGGTGCGCCCAGGTTGACCGCGTTGACTCCCTTGATTGCGAAGCCGGATACTGCGTTGGCGCCTACAGTTTCATGGAAGACGTAAGCACTGATCGTGTACCTGGTGCTGACCTTGGGATTGACCATAAGGATTGGCCCAGGGTTAGCAGCACTGGTATAGGCGACCCTGGTGGCAGTCGTTATGCCCAGGGGGTGCCCAGTAATGCCCGTGGCTTGGGTCATCGTCTGAGCACCGTACCCACCGAGACTCCCCGCTGATGCTTGGCGAGGGTCCACAGCCCAGTTGGTCCGGATGGCTATGTTGCTGCCTGTCAACAACTCAGCCTGAGGTGACCTGACAAAGTTGGTGGCTACAGTTTGAAGTGATCCTGAGGCAGCTTCACCCGAGGGGTTGAGCAAGAGGTTACGAAACGGGCGGCTAAGGCAATCGAGCTGTGATCTACGCAAAGGACTTACCTCCCAACAGGCCGAGCCAGTCAACACCGTCCCACATGAGGTGGATCATGGACTTGCTGGATGCAGCAGATGCCGGTTGCTGTGCGATACCGTCAGGCCACTTGACAGTCGCCGGCCATGTGATCGTGCGCCCGCCTGTAGCATCCTGGCGGATTGCGAGGGAGATCGTAGCCGACCTATCAGCGGGTGGTGTGGGTAATGACAAGGTGACGTTCCCGGTAAGAACCCACGTGGGCGTGCTGGGGAAATCCGAAAGCGTCAAAGCGACCGCACCCGTCTTGTTGGATGAGGCAATGGCGGGAACCATGTCACCCGTAAAGCCCTGGGGCCCTGTGTTGCCTTGGGGCAAGGCTACATCGACTGTCTGGTTCGGTGCGGTGCCCGTGATCGTCACAGTTGCCTGTGAACCCGGAGGGGTAGTCGTAACGGTGCCGACAGTCAGTGTCGTGGACGCGCCGGTATCGCCCTTGTCACCCTTGTCACCTTTATCGCCCTTGTTTCCTTGGATACCCTGGATACCCTGAAGGCCTTGGATACCCTGGTTGCCCTGATCACCCTTGACATAACCAGCGACTATTTCTGTGCCGTCGTTACGGATGAGGACAAGGTCAGTGCCACGCACCTCAGCGTCAAGGACTGTCGAGTTCGCCATGGCCCACCATGCGGGTTCTGGTGTGGCTATTGGGTCGAGCGTTGCAGGATCAACAGCAACCAGATCAGCGAAGGCTACGACCTCTTGGTCTGGAACAACGTAGTACTGTGTGGACTTGTACCCGGGGAACTGGGAATCAACTTTCCACACCCAGGTAGTGTCGGTGGGGTCGACGGTGAAAGCCTTCATGCCGAGCAATTCGACCTTGAAGGGTTTGGCGGTGATGATCGAGTCATCTTTCCTGCGGACACGCGTAGGCGTCCAGAACATGTGCCCCATTGCGGGAACGTCGAGGCCTAGAGAACTGGGGTCAAAGACTCCGACTTGGATTAGTGTCATGGGATACCCTCCTTTTGCCCCTAATTCTACCACTAACCCCACACCAGACGATGTGGGGCAGTAGTTAGCGGGTGATCCATCCCCAAATGATTATCAGGATCAATACGAGGGTCACCGTGATGATGTAGATCTCGGCTGGGTGATCAGGCACGGGGCGGCCAGAACCAGTTGCCGTTGTCACGGCCGTTGGTGACGGACGTTGCCCAGAACGTGTCATTGCCATCCAGCTTGACCTGCAGGTTCACATGGCCGTCATCCCAGACGCGCACAATATCCGCAGCGAAGATGTCGCCGCCAACGACCGGGTTGCCAACGTGTGCCTGGTAGCCAGTGCTCTGCGGGCCGTCTTGGATGTTCGTCTGGTGCCAGTCGTTTCGGCGAATGTTGATGGCTCGGGCATCGTTCTCGGTCAGACGGTAATGGACGACGCGACCCAAGGTAGGCTTCGTGGGTGTGGGGATCACCTGGCCAGCAATATTCCCGCCGTCAGCTCTGATCTCATATCCAGGGCCGGTCAGTTTGGAGCCCTTGACCGGGTTGTCATTGCCCAGGAACTGCTGCTCGGTTTCGGGTGGTTCGATCCATCCACACCCAATCGGGCAGAAGCGGAGGGGGTTACCGTGCTGGTCTCGGCCGGGGCACAGATCGGGTCCGTCGAACGGCGGGACGACCGATTCGAGGATCAGGTCAATGGACAAGTCAGCGACAGGCTCACCGTCGATCTTCGTGACCTTGCCGTCGACTACGTTGAATGTTGTTCCGTCCTTCAAGACGACTGATTTGTTGTTTGTCATGCTTCAACTGTAATGTCCCAGCTCTGCGACTTATGATGGTATCGTACCCCCTATGGCACCAAAATTGACACCCACACCCAAGGCGAACGGCGAGACACTGAGCGACAGGGCATTCTTGCGCCCCGACAGACTCGGGTTATATCGCCTTGGGTCATTGAACGTCGCCGCTCAGGCCAACGATTGTGGGGCTCTGCTGGATGCCATTGCAGAGAAGGTCTTATGGCACGATTCGTGTTGGCTATGGACTGGCTCCGTGACGTCTTCCGGCCGGCCATACTTGACTCTGCTCTCACGTCGCACGAACCTCCGCAGATTGGTGCTCAAGCTCGATGGGCGCCCTTGTGACAAAGATCAGATCGCTGTAGTCACATGCGAGAACAAGACGTGTGTCAACCCTGAACATCTCGACATATCACAACGCGCATAAACGGTCCGCTCGGAAAGTTCGACGGGTCGTACACATTGCGAGCACCCGAACGC